GTATTTCTTTCTCTCTACGTCGTTAGACAGTGTAGAGTGTTTGGAATACTTGTTGCAATACAAAGGCACGCTTCGGCGATAAATCCTTTGTTTGTAACAAAATGCCGATCGATAGCAGTTCGATACTTGGTATTATTAGTGAAGAGGATGTCATTAGGGCCGCCATTAGTACTAGTGCGACAAAATTTGGTTCGCAGTTGCATAGTACTGTGTGCGATCATGTTAAAGAGACGTACTTGGACGCTATGGAAAGACAAAAAACAAAAAAGAAGATAGATGTGAGGCGCGACTTGTCACAGGAACAGCTTCAACTTCTAAATGACCTTTATCCGGAGAGACACATTGTGTCAAGCAACTGTGAAAGAGGTACGCACAGCTTTGCAGCGGCTTCGAGGAAAATCGAGACTGATTTGTTGTTGAGTCGTATTCCTAAAAAATCGTGGGTCTACGATATTGGGGGCAACTGGGCCACGCACATCAAGCGCAATGATGGGCGTAGGGTGCATTGTTGTTGCCCTACTATTGACATAAGAGATTCTGCGAGGAAGACTGTTAGTTGGGCGTCTATAGAAAAATATTTGGATGAGAAGGACGAGATACCCACCGAAGTCGGTGAGCGTATTAAGCGTGTGCAGGCTGATGAAATTAAGATTTATGAGAATCTGAAGAATAAAAGGGCTCAGCCTGAAGATTTAGATGGTAAGTGGTACTGTGGAAACAAGTTTGAGGAGTGTGTGTTCAGAGCAGAGAGGGCTTATGCGATGGCTATCCATAGCATTTATGATATTGATCTCATGGATCTGGCCAATGCTTTAGAGGAAAAAAGAATAAAGATCATGAGTGGCACGTTCCTGTTTTCGGTTGACCTGTTACTTGGGAAAAAGAGCGGATCACTACCGACCATGGATGGTTTCTTTGAGGTAGAAGGTGACTACGTAAAGTATGGTTTCAAAAATGATACAAACCCAGGTTATAAACATAAGCTCAGTCAGCTGATGAAGTATCTGACGAAGACTTTTGTCGTCGCGAAAGGGGGAACAATTTACTACCTAGAGCTTACTGAACAGCGAGGTGATGTGATGTTCTTCACAATGACGGATGCGACGGAAGCGAGGATGAACGGTGTTGTGGCTGACGAGTCTTTCAAGTGCATACCAATTGATAATAAGTCTGAGGTTGTATTTCCCATATTCGAGGTGGATAAGCAGACTGATTCGTTGATTTTTTCCGAGGTGTTGTTGTCGAAGGATTTCGTTCAAAGGGCTATCGAATTCACAGGAAGGCTTAAACCGAATCAACTCACTCCGGATAATGTGAATACCTATTTGACTTCCACCAACAACACTATCATTATTGGTGGTTCATCAAAAAAGAATACTACGAAAGTCGATGCTACGTTGATTCAGCAAATTACTACCACTCTGGTGGTTTGGACGGAGCTTATGAATTTGCGCCAAAAGAGAGTGTTGGAGAAGTTAAGGTTGCAGATGAAAGACGATGTGGATTTCAAGTCGTTGGCGCATACTGCTTTTTTGAAGGTGTTCGGTAAAGTGAGCTATTATCAGAGAGCGCTGCGTTGTTTCGCTAATTGGCTTTCGTACGTGCATGGCACTGACGCCATTCAATTTCACGATGTCCCTCTGTATGCGGAAGTCACAGACAGAGTGAAGTTGTGGAAGACACACGCCCCAAATCAGGGCTTTGTGCTCGACATGGAAGACTTGGATGTAAAGATCAAGATGCATGAGGTGTCCGAAAGAGAAAAGAGAGATGTTAGTCGGTGCATAGTGTCTGGGAAGTTGGGGGAGTTACAGATCCATTCTGAATCTTCTAATAATGAAGAACAAATCAACGGTGATTATCGTGACAGTCGGAGACGTACTACTTTTGAAGACCTACTGGAGGGTGAAGTGGCTACGAATTTTCTTGATGATTGGTGTGAGAAGAATGATCATTTCAATTTTTCGCGTGATGACGCCCAGTCTAAATATGCTTGGGGTTTGAAATTACTGAAAGGTATTTGGGAGTTTTTACTCCCGCCTATGGATTTCGCGCCCGTTTATGTCGATGATGAGCAAGCAAGACTAAGGATGGTCCGTGTGAATGAAAGGAGAAATACTTCTGACACTGGTGCTGACGGAGACGTCGCAGCTTGTGAAGTTGCAGCAGATTTTTCGAAAGCGATGGACACGTTGGTTGACGTGGTGAAGAAGATGGATCAGAAGAAGTTGGGATTAGTTGAGAAGGTGAAAGCATCTGCGGTTGCTGTTGTCGAACTGAGTAAGACTAAACCTGTTACTGGTAACAGCTGCGCGGTGGATCTCTGGGCTGATTTTGAGAAGAATTTGGACGACGATGATGAACCCGGTTGTGGTATTTCCGTAGTGACTAAAGGTAAAGAAATATGTCAAGATAATGTCGGACCAGTGCTTTTGTGTGGTAGTTCTTCATGCTCCTCTGTTAGTGAGGTGGAGAAAGAAACTGATGTGGTTAGTGTGACTGATTCTGGGAATAGTCCCGCCACATGCTGCGGAGGAATGGTTCTTGATAAGTCGGTAAGTATTGCTGGTAACGATGTTTCGGTCGAACTACCTGTCACTGCTACAACTGTCGCGACAGTTGAGACAGGGACTGCGGACGGTGTTATCGCTAGTACAGACGAGTCAGCCTTTAGTGACGTTAACGACAAGTCGTGGGGCTCGGTCGCTGAGGAAGAAAGTGATGACACTTTTTATTCATGCTCTGGTCTGATTTCAGATAAAGTGAAGAAAAGTAATTTGCCAAAGAGGCCAGATTTCTCGAAATTTCCTACTGTGCAACAGAAGGCGAAACACGAGGCGATGTGGTATCTGCAATGCAAGATCGTTTCTGATAGGACCACTCTGAGGAGTATTATTGATGACCATCTGCGGGGAATGTTTCACAATGGAACTTGTGAACTGCCTAAAGATTCAGCTTTTTTGGACTACACTGCCGATAACTGCGGGACCTGGATGTACGGAAAACCGTCACGTTTTGGTCACAGTTATGGAGTTGGTTTTTCACTGGATACGAGGCAGAGAGTAAGTAAGTGTGAACTTGTGAAGTTGATGTGGAATCATGACAGCCGTGGTCAGGTAAATCAGAAACCAGTGAATACGAGAGCTTTCCAGTATTTACTGCTTAGTGAGCTCTCCTTTATGATGAATGAGATGATAATATACCGTAACCTTCAGCAGGTGATGCGTAAAAGGGAGAGGAGTAAGCAGGCACGTATTACATTGAGAGATGGAGTTCCCGGTTGCGGAAAATCTACGTGGATTCTGAACAATGCAAATCCCACAAAAGATATGATTCTATCGGTGGGAAAAGAGGCAACTGAGGATTTAAAAGAGAAATTCATGAAAAAACACAGGTGTGTAGAATCCGACTTGAAGAGGATAAGAACTGTGGATTCATTTCTTATGCACGATTATGACAAGTACAGGGCAGCAACCGTGCACTTTGATGAAGCACTTATGGCGCACGCTGGTATGGTGTATTTTTGTGCTGATATACTTGGAGCTAAGAAGGTCATTTGTCAGGGTGATTCTCAACAAATACCTTTTATTAATCGCGTTGAATCTATCACATTGCAGTACTCAAAGCTTGTAATTGACGAGACTGAGCATGTGCGACTAACGTATAGATCTCCTGTTGACGTGGCTCACTATCTCACCAAAAAATCGTGGTACAGTGGAGGAAGGGTTACTACAAAGAACCCTGTGATGAGATCTATGAAAACTGTAGGACCGAGAGACGTCAAACCTATGACGTCAGTTCACTGTGTTCCTTATTTTAAAGACGCGCAGTACTTGACGTTTACGCAATCTGAAAAAACTGATTTGTACAAGGCGCTGAGGAATAAAGGTCCAGTCACAGTGAATACCGTGCATGAGACTCAAGGAAAAACCTTTGACGATGTCATTGTGGTAAGGTTAGAAACTACTGAAAATGAGATTTACCCAGGTGGTAGGAAAGGTCAACCTTACGAAATTGTGGCAACAACTAGACATCGCCGATCATTGGTTTATTATACTGCTATTGAAGACAGGCTTTTTGAAGATATTAGTGACATGCAGGATGTCATGGAAAGCAAACTCATGAAGAGTTTGTGTCCTGAATTCGACAAATGACGGTTTGGGTCGAAATATGAGTCCATCTTAATATGTGATAGAGAGGTAAGGGTACCCGACGTAGGAACACCTGCAATTTTGCAGGACTTCTACGACAGGGTGTTTCCTGGAAATTCAACGATGGATTCACATTTCGACGGGTATGAAGTTTCTACTTCTGACATAAGCATCGAATTGGAGAACTGCACAGTACAACCCAACAAAAACGTTAGGGTGTGGCAAGACAAGAGGGGTTTGGTGCCGGTGATGCGGACTGCTATGCCGCCTAAACGACAGAATCTTCCGGTTGAGGCCATGTTAGCGTTGAAAAAACGGAATATGGCAGCACCGAAATTGCAAGAGGCGGTCAATGAATTTGAGGTGATAGAGAGGACTATAAATCGGGCCAAAGAGATCTTTTTCAATGTGGAATTGATCGACGACAGTGAACTTTCTACTAGAGAATCCAACTTGCGTTGGTGGGGAAGACAATCTACGACCGCGAGGGCGCAGATGAAAAAAGAAATGCGGGTATTGCATGAGATAGACCTGTGTTTTTACAGTTACAACATCAAAGGTGATGAGAAACCTAAGATGGACAGATCACCCCAGCACGAATACGGAGCGTTACAGACGGTGGTGTTTCCCGATAAAATTGTAAACGCTCTTTTCGGTCCGGTCATGAAGGAAATCAATGAGCGTATCAGAATGGCTTTGAAACCGCATGTTGTATACAATTCTAGAATGAATGCCGACGAGCTCAACCGTACAGTTGAGTTCTTAGATCCAGATGAAGAATACAATGCGTTTGAAATCGATTTTTCAAAATTCGACAAATCAAAAACGTCATTGCACATTCGAGCGGTTATCGAGCTATACAAGCTTTTCGGTCTGAATGATTTGATCGCCCTTCTGTGGGAGAAATCGCAATCTCGGACTAAGATAAGGGACTTTGTATATGGTATTACCGCATATTTGCTTTATCAGCAGAAATCCGGTAATTGCGACACTTATGGTTCAAACACATGGTCCGCGGCGTTGGCGTTGTTGGAATCAATGCCATTGGAAAAAGCAAAGTTTATGATCTTTGGAGGTGACGACTCATTGATCCTTTTTCCAAAACAACAGGTTGTAGAAGATCCCTGCAGGAGGCTTGCCTCACTGTGGAACTTCGACTGCAAACTGTTTGATTTTAAGCATAACATGTTCTGTGGGAAATTCTTGCTTAAGATCGGGGACAGGTTCAAATTTGCACCTGACCCTATGAAGTTGATTACGAAACTGGGTCGTAAGGATATTGCTGATGGGAGATTGCTGTCCGAGATTTTTGTGTCTATTGGAGATAATTTCCGGTCTTACCGGGATTACAGGATACTCGAACAACTTTCTTTGGCCGTACGGGAAAGGTACAAGACTGATGAAGATCCGACGGCTACGTTGATTACTTTGAAGAAGTACATCTTCGATTTTAAGCTTTGGGGTAGTTTGTTTAATTATAGTGGTGAGTTTGTGGAGAGTAGAGTAGATAGGAACTTTGAATGGTAATTCGCTGTTTCTCGTTGTTTTTATCTATTGTTCACTTCTCTTTTTCTCTTTACTGCTAATCATGACTTCCAAAGATGTCAAAGGTGAATCATACGAGTCGGTGTACAACAAGATGTTGGATATGCAAACTGAAGCGGTTGGTGCAAATGAGTTGCGTCTGAACAGGCAGAGGAGTTTCAATGTTGAAAATCGGTATGTCGAGAAAGCACTCATTCAACCGGGGATTGTTACAAAGATGGCTGATGCTTGGACGAGTTTTACGAAAACAAACAAGGAGGAAGGGATGCCATACAACTTGTCTTTTAGCTGCGTGTTAATAAACGTTATACCAACAGTACCTAAGGGTTACGCGGGTACCGTGGAAGTATCACTGCTCGATTCGGGCCTGTCACCGCTTGAGAATATCATTCCGGATCAGACGCAAATGATGGAGTTGGGCGCGGGACCACATGTGATGTGTTTCTTTATGCATTACAGCATACCTTTAAATGACAAGGATCGTTCAATCAAGTTGGCTTTCAAAATTGATGCAGAGATGGCTAACAAAGGTATGAGTGTGATGAACGTCTACACTTATTGGACGCAAAGACAGGGGGCTCAATCTTCGTATTCTGAACCTCAGAGGTCAACTTGTTCGAAGTTGCTTTTAGGTTATGATAAGAGTTTGAAGATGAAGACAAGAGGAGATGTCCGACGTTTTGTTGGTCGTTCACTTACTTTGCACAATTTGGAGCAATCTGTGCCGCAGATGCTTCCTGCTAATATTAATGTGCTTAAAGAGAATGTCCCTTTGTATCGGAAAGAGAGTATAATGGATCTCACTAAAGAGGAAAGGGAGAAAAATGCTAAGTTGGAGGAACTTAGAAAAACTCGTGCTATTCAGACAGAACGTAATGTTGAAGAGATGAAGAAGAGGCAGATGGAGCTGTTGAAAGAGGCTCGTCGTAAGACGGCTGAAGATTCGGTCGCTGCTGCTGACAAGCGTAAGTACCAAATTGGTTCATCTAGTGGACAACCAGACATCACTTTTGGCTCTTTTAATAAGGTGTGATAAGTGTGTATACTATACATATATACATTATTGTATATGGCTTGTAAGTTTGCTACTATATTTGTACTTTGTATTATTACATTGTAAAAATAGTCTAACTTGTCAGACTGAGACAAGTCGTTTTCAGTACGATAACTGGAACCGCTTGATAAGCGGGTTATAAAACATTCAAACCTATTTGAGCAGGTTGCGCTCAAACGTGGTCATTACGATAAATGACTCTGTTTACCAAACAGAAGTAAATTGGTTACGTAGTACAGTGCGTTAAACTGTACGACTATCTTCTAGTCCCTATTGATGTAATTGAAAAAAGATCAATATTGGGCAATGACGAAGAGCGACTGGGCGTCGCGGCTGCTAAGACACAGCAGTTAAGAGGGGTTCAATTCCCCCCCGAACCGGAGGGTTATCCGGCCCA